GAAACGATGCTGACCATCGTCTTCATAACGAACAATACCCAATCCTTGTTGCCAATTTTCATGGCGAGTAAGCGGACGTCCGTCAAGGTCTACCCCGCCCTTTGTGCTGGGGATAGCGCCGTCAATGCGAGCAAGGCAACCAGGAGAAGCAGCCATAATGGTGCGTGGACCATCAAAGTCTTCACGTGTCTTAAACGCTGTTTCAATACGATGAATGTGTCCATAGATAACGCTCGTCTTTTCATTGTTGAGATAGATGTGTGCAGTTGATCCTGAGGACTTAACACGATCGCCGTGGATGATTCGGAGTTTTTCATTGACCCAATAGTCTGATGCTGGGTAACCTGGCTTGTAAATTACATTGAAGTCATCCATACGACAGAGGTATGGAACACTCAAAACAGGCCATGATTCTGGGGTATTTCCCTTACGCAAACCATAAGCGGCTGATGCGTTAACCAAAACATATTTAGGCATACGCTCTTCGTGGTTACCAGCAAGCCATACGATTTCTGCACTAGGAGCCGCCGCACGCATCTGTGCACAGAACACTGTTGCACGATCAATTGATGCTTGCGTTGTTTGTGCATACGCAGGGTATGTCAAGTACTTACCCATCTCAGGGAAGTCAAGGTTGTCACCAACACAAATGACTGTGTCAGGATTCATCTCTTCAATAATCTTGAGTGCAACGTCAAGTGCCTTCTCATCATGAGTTGGTTCTAGCGTTCCATCACGACCACGGTAGTAACCAATCTGAATGTCAGGAACAACAACGCATGTTTTAAATGTTGTTGGCTTCTTTACCTTTGCTTTAGGTACTGGCATCTTGATTGCAGGACCTTGTGTAACAACAGGCCATTCAGGACCAGTTTCCCACTTAGGTGAAAACTGAATTGCGGCAAGGTCATGAATATGTGCTTCACCGTCTGAGTCTTTTGACATTGCTTGATACAACTTGACACGCTTGATGTCACCAATTTCGTTGATGTCAATGTTCTTGCTCTCAAGCATTTCAACTAACTTGCCAAGCAACTTAGTCTTATCTTGTGGTGTTGTTGTTAATGCTTTTGCTAGTTCACTCATTGTGCGACTCCTTGGTAACAGCAACACTCTTTGTTGACGTGGCGCTGGATTGTACTGATACTCACGTTGTAACCATGCTGACGCATAACTTTAGTAAGCCATGACGCACTGTAGGTTTTGCTTTTTCCTAAACCATTATCCTCACGAATGAGATCAATGGCTCGGTCTATTGCTTCCTGTTCTTCAGGAGTCATTTTCATTTTAGTACGGGTGAACTTACATGTATCAGTCGTAGTGTTATCTCTAGGGCTGAGTAAGTCCGCCAGTAAACTTGATTTCTGGTCTTCTTGTTTCACAAGTTCCTAACCTTTTATAATTCAGGATTACGGTCAGGAACATCCTATCACCCTATTCACGGGTGTGTCACGTATCACTTAGTGTTGTCTAGGTGCCAATCAATGTGATTGTCAAGACGCTCAGAAACAGATTGGACTTTGTCGCCCACGTTTTCAACACTGCGTCTTACAGTTTTTAAATGAAGCATGACCATTCCGTGGTCATTACGGTTTTCTTTACGGAGTTCTTTTAATTGCTTAATCCCTGCGCCAACGGCTCCAGCAAGAGTGGTAATGAGAGTGGCGATAATGAGCGCCCATGCGTCGGTCATAGCAGTCTCCGTTAACTCTTGAATTGATCCCAGTTAATGCCAGGGAGTGACTTAGGTGCGGCTTGACGCTTTTCCTTCTTAGGTTGTGCGTCTCTTTGACGAGCATTAAATGGAGCATCTGCATTTGCTTGACGACGTTCTGCTGCCCAAACACCTTCTTGAAGCATCATTGCAGGAACTGTGAAGTCAAGACCAAGATCACTTTGAATCTCACGAGCGGCACGAGAAGTAGCCTCAGCACCAACTGCATGCTGAATGCCAGCAGGAGTGATGTCTTTATTACCAACGCCTACAGCCATTTGACGACCACGCTTAGTCTTTAATTGCTTTGTAGAGAGGCTGACATCTCCTGCTACTTTACGTACTTCTTGGGGCTGTTGGCGCTCATTGGCAAGCATCCAAGAGTCATTAGGTGTTTGAAGTTGATTAGACAATACACCTTCATTACTGGAGCGCAATCCTTCAAAGTCAAACATTCCTTGACCAGCGGCCTCTTGCCCACGTTTTACTCTTCCGATATGCCAAGCACGTAACTGGTACTCACGGTGCTCTGGACTATCTGGGACAGCCAGTTCATGACCTTTACCGTATGAGAACAACTTTGGGTTGTCTGTTGGAGACACAGCACGGGTACCTTGTAGGGCTTCATGCGCATACTGAAGGTTTGAGCGCATAGACGTTTTTGCCATGTTTGTAACGTCTACACCTTTAGAGTGTTTCTCTACGGTTCCACGGATTGATGGCTCGGTAATACCTTGCACTACATAACCTGGAAGATCTTTAAAAGCAACTTCCTTACCGTGGAGTTCAGTAGGCACCATTACTTTCTGAGAACCTAATGCTTCAACCATCTCAGGTTTAAAATGAACTGTCCCACTTGAATGCGCCTTAGTTAAGGCAGACAGAGCGGCCTTTTCACTTTCAGGTTTTGTTTGAATACTCAAACGGCTAGTTGCGTTAACAACACGATCAATGGGGATGTTTCCACCACCAGTGGTTTCGTCAAGTTCTTTGCGGTGCTTAAAATAGAATTCTTGACCAGCAATACTTTCTTCTGGTAGACGAACATCCCCTGTAGTAGCGGAATGAAACGCTTGCTTGCGAGCGGAAACCATGTCTTCCATTGATAATGGTTTAGAAACCATTTGAGGAGCGGCGGCGGCATACCGTTTTCCTTTTGATTGCATTCCTGGTCTAGGTGACTTCAAACCACGTTCTGCAAGTGTTGCCATTTGCTCTGGCATAGTCTCAGACACACGACTAACCATTCCTACAGCGTCTGATTGTTCTTTCTTAGGAAGATCACCAAACTCAAGTACTCGGTTAGAAAGGTCTGGACCTACCTTCTTGGCTTTAGCCTTCTTTTTAGCCGCCATCAGATGCCATCCTTGTTTTCAGGGTTAGCCTCTACGTAAGCACGGGTTCCTTGGGCACGGCGACGCATTGGGTCTTGTGGGCGGTGGTTCATACGAACACCTGTAGAAGTTTTGTTTAAGTTAGATCGCATTGGCTTAAACAAGTCAAGTGCATCGGCGTAACCTACGCCAAGCCCTGACATATTGCGACGCATATCAATCCCACCTTTAGGACCAGGTGTAGGACCAACCATTGGGTTGCGGTCGCCCGTCCCGTAATCAGGACGACGGTACTGTTGCTGTGATTCGTGGAAGTGTTGCTTACGGGTTTTCATTGCTCCCGTAAAGAATCCAGCACCAGCATAAACCTGTCCAATGCCGATCCCTGAACTGGTATTAGTAGGGGGAGTCCCTAGACTCCCCCCACCATCAACAGCATTGTCAGTTGTGCTGGCGCCTGCATCGGCGCCGCCTTCCATAATTAGTCGTTAACGACTGTTGGGTTCATGCGGTTCATGTGACCGCCGCTGTTGTACTCGTATTCAAACGATGGCATTCCATCGCCAGCCATTGAGCCTTGAACGAATTCGCTCAAAACTGTTGGGGCTTCAATCCATGAAGACGAGCCTACGTGAGCACGTTCACGCATCGTCTCTTCTGGGTACTTGTAAAACATCTCAGGGTTGTTGTGGTTTTGACGACCTGGAGCCGATGTCGGATCAAAGTATGCGCCACGAGCAAAGTCGTTTGGCACGTCGGTGTCAGTAGCGACACCTTCTTCAAAGCGAAGCGGTCCACGGTTGCCTGGGATGCTTGGCGCAATTGAACGCTCAAAAACGTTCGGTGAGCGCTCTGGGAATTGTGGTGCTGGTGCTACGTTCACGTAAGCCTCCGTAATAGGGGTTTTTTACTTGTTACTAGATTATCATCATTTAAAGAATGGATTTTCTGCCACCTGTATTTGGGGCAGGGTGTCATGCAATGTCATGGCACAGGCAATAGCCAGAGAGTCTGGGTAGTCGTCAAAAGCGCCTTTTTCCTCAGGAGCCGCCGCCAACATATATGGACCACGATAGATCTTTTCAAGGTCATTCATCTGTTGATTGAAGCGTTTCCAGCCACGAGTACGGCGAGCCTTTGAGTGACCTGGAATTATTAATTGCTCTCTCTGAATCAACTCGGTAAGATGTACCCATCTTTCGTGCTGTGCTTTAGAGTCCGAAGACACGGCAACAACTTCAATGTCAGGCAACAGGATCTGCATACGCTCGGCTACAGCGCCACCAACACCCTGAGAGTCAATACCAATTCTGAGGGGGTCGTAGTTGCGTAGGAAGTCAATGATCTGGAAGTACTGCTGTTCCCATTCCTCGTTGTTGATCTCCAACCAGTTGAGAACACGGTGCTCATGGAACCCAAACGGATCTGGATGGTCCCAGTCCACCCAACAGACAGTCACTACGGTGGAGTCATTAGAACGGGCAACGTCAATACCGACCACAACAGGAGTTCTCCACCATTGCTTCACAACCGCCATAGAGGGGTCGTAGAGCCTTTCTAAGCGCTCCTCAGTGACAAACATACCTTTGTCCAGTACCCAGTGGTTTTCATATGACATTCTGAATTCGTCAGAGTCTTCACCGATGCGCAGTTTCTCTTTAGCGATGAACTTGGCATAGTTCGGGTTGTATTTAGCGGCGACCTTCCAGTCATACTCAAAGTGACATGGGCGGAACTTACGACCACCATTGACAGTGCGGCGCTTGTTGTATTGGATCATCTTGTAGAAGTACGACTTGTTGCGGGTTGCTGTTCCTGTTAGGCAGATGCTTCCGTTGTTAAACGCCAACATTGGCTTAATTGATTTAGCAATCATGTACTCGTCGGCTTCCTGAGCCTCGTCAATAAGCACGAAGTGGTACGTCTTTGATTCAATCTTTGCTTTTGGGTTACAGGTCTGCATACGGCAGAGCGAACCAGAGTGCTTCAAAGTAATGATGCGACCTTTACCACGAGCACCACCTGACGTTGCTTTGTCACCAATCTCAGGATCTAACAAGAAGTCAACAGCGTGGTCACTTGTAAGTTTGCTAACAATACGACTGAACACGGTGTCTGCTTGGTCTTCAACTGGCGCAAACACACCACACCAAAAGCCCTTTTCAAACTTTTCAAGCCATGTCGGATAGATCTTTGACAACTTAGGCAAGATAACCATGAGTGATGCCATGACATTAGAGAGCACCTCAGACTTACCTGACTGACGTGTAGCAACCACTGTCATTTCTTCACCGTCACCAAGGATGACAGATTCAATTAAGCGGTAAGCAATAGGGATCTGGTACGGGAACAACTCCACGTCACAAAACTCTTCGGTAAATACAATAATGCGTTTTACCAATTCGTCTATGAATTCGGCGGACGTTTCGTCCAGTTCCTCGGCTACGTCCTCGGCTAAGAGGTTTTCGTCTAATTCGTCGTCTGTGAGCACAGACCAATCATAGACTAATTAGTAGTCGGTGTTGTCAAACTTCAGTTGAAGTTGGTTGTCGTTGTGGGCAAATTCACGTGATGGGCGCAACTCTGAGATCAATGCGGCGGCATCTTCAATAATCATAATGAGGGTTTTGATGTCCACAAGGGTGCCCTCTTCTACGTCTACATTTGGAGAAGGGGTAAAGACCTTAGGGGAGTACCCCTCGGTTACAAGAAACAGGTCGTGGACGGCGTTAGTTAGGCGCCGCTTATCGCTGTTTTCAAGGTTGGTGATTAGTGCTTTGGTTGCTGTGTTATTTGACATAGATCCGATGGTATCAGTACTAACGCTGATCGTCAACCCTTTGTTGTAACTCTGCCCAAATTGCAGAAAGTGCTTCTATTGCCTCAGTCACTTCTGCTTCTGGTCCGCCATGAAAGCGCCAACGATCAAATGATGCGCCAAGGTTCATAATGCTGGTATCAAACCATTGAAGTAAAGAAGGGCGGTCAAGATTCTTGATCCGTTTTGGAATGATTGTTTCTTCTTTCTTTTCTTCTTTTTTAAAGAATGCCATCACCACAATCCAATCTCACTAGCAGGGGTATTCATTTCACGTCCACCAACTGCTTTTAAGATACCCGCAGTTTCATCAGAAACCTTAAGTTTCTTACAGATACCTATTTGTATGGTGTGCTTTTTGGTACGAACTTGTATTCCTTTACCATGACGCCATGGTGGATCAGTTTCGTGCATAAACCCTGTGCAAATAAAAGGAGTTCTTAAATCTACAAAGTCTCTGGTGATCCAGTAAATAGAAAAGAAACTGTGGACTTTGTTTAAACTAAATATCCTTAAAGTACGTGTCAATTTCATCACTTGTAGCCTTGCTGTATGGAAACTTGTTGAGAACGGAATTAATATACTGCCCTTTTGATGGAGACGCCGCAAAGGATTCATAAACTTGTTGTGGAACGTTCATGTATTTCCATGGTGTTCCGCCACTATCTTTATACTTCCAAAAGCGTACAAACAAGGTACCGTAACGCTGACCAGCCATAATGGATCCAGCACCTGTGGTTCTGCGATCTTCGTCTGACAGATCTTCTGTGTTATAGGTTACAAACTTATATCCGCTAACACGACTGCTTTCATTGGTGCCGTGGTTGTTTCCAGGAACCCATGGAATCTCCACCATGTGGTTGGCTTCAGAGCGAGCCAAGTTATCCTCACGCATACGCCTGCGCTCGTTTTCAATGTTGGCGGTACCTGAGTACAGTGTTAGAGCAGCGTTGATCCGCTGCCTGCCTGCTCCGCTTAAGCCTCTAGGTCGTGGTGCCATAAGGCTCTATATTACGCTTGTGGAGGAAGCGTTGCCTCGTAGTCAAGAACTGCCTGTGGCATTACCTTGCCTTCGGTAAAACGGATGTGCCAACTTTCAGCACCTGGCATCTCTACAACCTCATGACTAAAACCAAACTTCTGTTCGTTAGCCAAGAGCCAGTCCATGATCTTCTTGTTGCCAGTGTTGGCGATGTCAATAGCGATACCAAGCATGTGACGTGAGCAGGTCTTAGCGTCATCGTTAGGAGCCGCAAGAGGAGCGTTGCCCTTCTTCAAGTACCACTTCACACCATTCCATGTGCGGGTTGAGGCTCCTGGAATTAACTCTTTCTGGTAGCGAGTGAGAAATCCTTGGGTCTGGGTCTGGATACTGCGGAATGTGTCCCCTGCTGAAGTCGGAACCAATGGTGCATCTGACCACCTACGGACAACTTGCGAAGCATCGCAGGCTTGATGTCTGAAGGCTTCTTGCCTTCTAGGTGTTCACAGAATTTGATAGGGACTACGGGCCAAGGCATTTTTGTCATGGCACCATTTTACACCACTACTGGAATGTAATAGAACCACTACCTGTAAAGGTGTATACACGGTAACCAGCACGTGAAACAGTGCTTACCGAAGGAGAACCAGTTGTAACAGCGGCAGATTCAGATGATGGGTACGCAATAATGACGATTCCTGAACCGCCAGTAGTAGTACCACCAGAATCGCTTGCACATCCACCTCCACCTCCCGTGTTTGCTGTTCCGCCAGTTGATGGTGTTCCACCATAATTGTAATTAGAGCCATTACCTCCACCACCCGCTCCGCCAACAGGTTGTGATGTTCCACCACCGTTTTTATGGGAGTGTCCACCACCTCCGCCTGCACGAGTTACTGCGGAACCAGTAATACTGCTAGAGCGACCAGCGCCGCCATTACCACCCTGTTCTGCTACACCGTTTCCGCCAACAGCGCCTGCTCCTCCGCCACCACCAGCACCGTCGTGACCGAGGTTGTAGTTGGCACCCGTTCCGTGTGCTCCACCAGCAAAACCATAACCAGTTCCACCTGCTGGGCTTGTTTGCGTGGCTGCTCCACTTCCTCCACCACCAGAACCACCAGCGGTTCCTGAGTGACCACCACCAAATCCAGTTACAAAATCAAATACGGAGTTACTTCCACTTGTTCCAGAACCGCCACCACCAACAGTCACAGTGAGTTGTGTTCCTACAACAGCAGTCATTAAGCCAGTGACATATCCACCACCGCCTCCACCACCGTACCCAGCGCCTGAACCTCCACCTGCTACAACAAGGTACTCAACCGTAATCGTTGATATACCAACCCAATTAGCGTGCACTTGCCCAGTACCAGTTCTATTAGAACGTGGTGCAAGGGTAGTCGCTAAGGATTTACCACCTTGAGTGTTTCTATTCAGTGTTGGCATAAAGCCTTATGCTGTAATGCGGTTAACGTACCCGTGCATCACAATAACGTTAGTAGTTGCGGCAAATGCACGAATAACTCTAGCCGTAGCGTTACCCTGCAAAAGTAGACCTGGAACAATTAAATAAAGTCCGTTCTCTGCTTTGACAGTGTATTCAATGTTTCCATCAGGAGCAGTTGCTTCGCCCCACTCAATTGTCAACTTCACATCAGATGCAGATGTATTGACTGCGTACAACCAGATTTCGTCAATCGTTGTAGCCGTTGATGACGCTGTATGAATTGCCGTACCAGCCGTAGCGGTTGCGGCGACTTTAATACCTAAACCAGTCCCAGTCGTGCCTGCTGGTTGTAGCGCTAATTTAGTAAATGTTGCCATTATTGCTCCTAACTAAAGACTCGTGAACTAATGACCGCTTGGTCTGTTTCATATGAAGCATTGGTTCCATTTGTACCGTTGGTTCCGTTTGTACCATTGGTTCCAGCAATCCCACCATAAGCAAGACTATTCCAGTACGTCACACCATCGCCAATCTTAAACTGGTCAGTGTCAGATTCAAGTCCCATTTCACCATCAGCCAGCAATGGGTTAGCAGCAGTCCAAGCAGAAGCAGTACCACGACGAAGTTGAATTTGTACAGCCATTAGGTATCTATTTTACCTTATGCAATTGAAAGCGAGCCAGAAGTTAAGAAAGTATGAACTGTGTCAGTTCCATCTGTTGTCTTTGTACCACCAGTGATTGTTTTACCAACACCGTCTGCTGTGGCATACCGTACAACGACTATTCCAGAACCGCCTGTGCCACCGTTACCATCGTTTCCGTTGTAGCCACCACCTCCAGCGCCACCACCAGTATTGGTTGCCCCATTACCACCAGTTGTTGTATCAGCAGTACCTGCACCACCTCCTCCCAAACCACCTGAAGATGTACAACCGTTAGCACCACCACCACCGCCACCTGCGTAATAGGTCAGCGTTCCTGTTATGTTACTTGTGAGGCCGTCGCCACCTTCCGATGCTCCGTCTGTACCGCCTGCTTCGGCGGCTCCACCGCCACCACCGCCTCGTGCGTAAGAACCGCAAGTGCTGTTTCTATCTTGACCTGCATAACCTTGACCAGAAATACCTGTACCAAAAGTACCTACAGTGTTTCCTGAGCGGCCTCCACCTGAACCACCACTTCCAGCAGTACTGTCCCAACCTGCTCCACCACCACCACCTGTGGACGTAACTAAGTTTGTAGCGCCTAATACGATAGAACTATCATTTCCATTGCTACCTACAGTTGCTCTAACAGCAGAACCTACGCCGCCAGCACCAACTGTAACTGTGTATGTACTACCAGTAGAAAGAGTAGTGCTACTTGTTAAGAAACCACCACCACCACCTCCACCTGCCATACACCTACTGCCGCCGCCGCCACCCGCCACAACTAGATAAGTAGCCGCAAGCGTATTAGTTTGTCTCATACCAGTAGACCAACCAGAGGCTGTATAAACACGAACATAATTAGTATCTGATTCAAAGATCATTTGACCAACAGTTGGTGATGCTGGTCTAGTAGTAGACGTAACAACAGCCATACCACCTGCACCAGACGCAATCTTTGCAGTAGTTACTGCGCTATCTGTAAGTTTTGCAGTAGTCACCGCACCATCGGCTAGTTTTGCCGTGGTGATTGAACCGTCTGTTATAGCACCAAGGTTGTATTTATCCTTGTTCTCTACAAACTTTAGTTCGTATTCAAGTGGGTCCATTATGCTGGAAGTGTTACTTCATCCCATTCTTGGTTTGCTTCGTCCCAGGTGTATAGACCTTCTGCTGGTTTAGTAACTGGGGCTTCCCATTCAGTGGTTTCTTCGTTAAGTGACCATGATGGGTAAGGCTTTGGGGCAATGTAAGCATCCAAATCTGATCGGTAGGTGTATGTTCCACCAAGAAGGTTGCGACAGAATTCAGCGCCTACGGCTTCTGATTCGGTGCCTTCTGAGTCCTTACAATCATCATTAGATACTACGATTACTCGCAATACGATGTTGTCTTCGCCAAGTTCTGCAAAATGTGCCATTTAAGTTTCTCCTATAAAGATGTGTTTCTATTATATATACTATGCGGCTGAGATGGTGTATGACCCAGTGTTTGTAAATGTATGAACAGTGTAAGCACCCGCTGTGGTTTTTGTTCCACCAGTGATTGTGTAAGGGCTTGCTGCTGACGTAAGATACCTAAATATAACGATTCCTGAACCGCCTGCACCACCAACTCGTCCCGTACTTCCAGCAGTACTGCCGCTACCGCCACCACCACCTCCAGTGTTGGTTGTTCCAGCGCCACCTGCTCCTGTTCCCGCTCCTGCACCACCCCCACCAGCACCACCTGAACTTGTGCCAGGGTACCCACCGCCACCTCCACCGCCAGCACGGGTAGTAGCGGTACCATTTATTGGTGAAGAAATACCGCTACCGCCATTACCACCTGTAGACGCTGAAGGGGCATTAGCACCTACTGCTCCAGCACCACCACCGCCACCACCAGAAACGTAACCACTTCCACCAGGAGTTGCAGTACCTCCAGCGAAACCTTGATTAGCGGTCCCTGCACCACCGACTTGACCTTGATAGCCCTGACCACCACCACCAGAACCACCAGAGTTACCATTACCTATTTCAGAACCTCCAGCGCCACCACCAAGTGACGTGATGGTTGCGAAAGATGAATTGCTTCCATTGTTTTGTGCGGCACCACCAGCACCTACAACAACTGTGTATGTTAAGCCAGTGTTTATTGTAAACACGTTTTCTGCCGCTACGTTTGCTCCAGACAAAGAACCAACCACATTTGAACGATAACCACCTGCTCCACCACCACCAGAGGCGTGACCATTACCACCGCCACCGCCTCCAGCGATAACTAGATATTCAATGTCTAGGCTGATTGCGCCCCAACTATTAGTGCCTTTTTCTTGTTGTTGATCGGTCAGTGACCAAATACCACCGCCAGCACCAGCATTTCTTTTTGGCCCAATAGCCCCACCTCTATGCCCCATTAACTAATTTCCTCGTAACTACATACGGCTTCAAGGTCAGAGTTAGCACTAGCAGTAAGGCGCAATGACCAACCTTCTTCAAGATATATAGATTTGGAAAGCACATCAAGGGTTGCATCAGCAGGCACAGAAACCGTTTTAGCAATATGAAATGTACCTGCTGACGGGCTATTAATATCAACATTGACATCTGCGGCGGCTGTGCCATCTACGTTTGACACATATAAAGCATTGATTTTAAATACTTTGTTTGAACCTGACGAGTTTGTAACAATAGCGGTAGCCGAAGTGGTGACAGCCTGTACCGCTGTCTTACCAGTGATTGTTGCTACGTTAACAATGTTTGGGGCTGCCATAAACTATCCTCCGAATACAATTGCCATTGCAATTGATTTACCTGTAGATGCTGGGGTGTAACCTAATGCGGTAGTAACCATGTTACTTGTTATGGTTCCAATAGGGGCGTAACTTAAAGAGTTCCATGCTGTAGAACCATTTCCGACTTTCATTTTATTTGTGTCAGATTCAAGCCCTACTTCACCTTCAACAAGTATTGGGTTAACTGTGCTCCATGCGGAGGCTGTACCTCTACGCAATTGAATTTGGAAAGCCATTACACACCACCACCATCTACTGGAGCCGTCTGAACGTAAAACTGGACGATTGTAGGGTCGCCCCCATCAATCACATACTTACTGAGTACGATGTTACTAATCAGGAACCATGCGGAGCCGTCATACTCATAAACACGTTGACCAATTGTATATTGGTCTCCAAGTGTTGGGGAAGCAGGAAATGTTACAGCCATTAGTTATTTACCTTGCATATCCATAAACTTCGTAAGTTCCTGAGATAGTTCCTGCGTTTGGATAAAAAGTAAGGCTATCAAACTGTGTGGAGCCATTAAAGTA